AAATTGATCTGATTTAAAAGACACAACCTTGCCTACTGCAATTGGCATGTGCATTTCTCTTAAATTGCCACGAAAGCGTTCAAAGGCTTTTAGGCTAACGTCTGTTGGCACAATGTCTGCTTGTTTGTCGACATTATCAAGTGTTGCAAAACCTGAAACGATTCTGCGTTCTTTGTCTACTTTTGCAATTGGCATAGACAGCGTTATGTTGTCTTTTTCTGAGTGCCAAAATGCTTTATGCATGTTAGTCATACTAGTTCCATTATATAATGTGTTTTAAGGATCTTTAAAGTTTATAACAACTATTGACTTGATCTACCTTGGCCTTGTGCATTTCTGCCAGACGTGGTTGATACAGAGTCGCTTGCGTTATCTGTTCTTTGTTGATCCCTCATTCTATTTCCACTTGTTTGTGCTGCTATCTCAGCCCTTGCTTGTGAACCTAGAACTATTGGTTCTTGACCACCTGGACGAACAGGGTACCCAAGTCTTTCACGAACTTCGTTTGGAACTAATACCTGCATACGTAGGTATCTTTCGTCAATCTGACTTTGTGTTACTTCGTCTGTCAGAGTTAGTTCGTTAAGTTTAAATTGTAGCATATCTGTTTCTTCTTTAACGATTTTATTAATAACCTTTTCAAGGTTTCTTTGTGCTGGTCTAGCCACTTGTTCTTTAAAAGTACGATCTGAGGATAAGGCTGATGCAATTGATACCCCAGCACCTCCACCCACTTTAGAGAATGGAACTTGATGAGCCATTAAGATATCGTCACGATTTGATTTACGATACTTTTCAAATGATCCATCTTGAATACCACTTTCAATGGCTTTCATATCAAACTCTACCTTATTATCTGGACTATCTCCAGGAAGTGGAATGTAAAGTGTTCTATGGTTTTGACCACGAAGTCCTGATTGCAAGAATCTAAATAACTTATCTTCTGCATCAACAGATAGTTTTGCACCTTTTAGGGATACTATATATCTTGGAACTGCTTTGTTTTCAAAGTAATCAATATTATACTTACCCGCTAAATTATCTCCAACCATTGAGGTTGCGGCTGCTACGGTATCTGGAACACCATAGTATGATGTTTTTGGTGAGTACTTTTTAATGTGGATTAATTCGTTTGGTCTTCTGTCTGTGGTTATAGGGTTTTGATCTTCTGTACCTTGGAAGTTTCTAAAGAATACAACTCGTTGATTTACAATCTGAATGTATCCATCACGTAAACGTCTAACACGGATTGTTGTGGCTGGAATATGTCCGATATAACCAATATCTCCATTTACCTTACGTCCAATTTCAATATATCCATTTCCGATTGATTCAACATCTGTGTATACTTTTTCTAGGATATGACTAAATGTGTCTTCGTCATTTAAACTTTCTAACCATTCAGCCATAGATGCTTTTGATCTTTGAATTTTTCTTTGTGCTCTCATTAAAGATTCTTCTGAATCTGCATCTTCAAGTCTTGCCATTGTGGAATCTGTTACTTCAAAAGAGTATCCAAGTCCTACTATGTTTGATACCTTTGCATTAACGGCAGCATGGTTAGCAAATGAGTTTTCGTAAAAGTATGCTAATTCGTCTAGGTTGTATGGTGGTATAACAACGTCATAAAGGCCATAGGCAGTGACAAGATCCATTTCAGGGAATAGTTGCTTTGATCCACTATCTTCTTGCCCCATAAAGGCTTTATTTAAGTTTCTAGACGCTCTTCTTTTAAAGTTACTATCTAGTCCGTCATAAGATTTTGCTATTTCAGCATCTATCATAAAGTCATCTGACTTGATAGATTTTTCCATTTTGTCTAAATTATCTATTCTTGCAATAGATTCTAATTGCTCATTCTCCATTTGCTTTTAAACCTTTCTCTGCATCCATCCATGCTCCAATGTCTGTTTCACTAGCAATGTATCCTTCTTTCATTCTACCCAGTTGTTCTGAATGTTCCATGTCTGAAATTCTTCTTACTCCTGGCATAAAAATAACTTTTCCTGCTGGTGCTCCATAGTGATGTGCTGCTTCTTTTACCTTAGCCATCTTTGCTAAATCGTATTGATCACCTGGGATGTTCATAACGTTGCCTCTTCCATCTCCAAATGCTCTTCCATTGTGATCCATTTGCCATACATATAGGCCATATCTTTGTTGTTTTTGTAGAACTGTTAACTTACTATTACCATCTTTTGGGTTTTGTGGCTTTTTCATATACATAATTGTACCATAGCAAATACAATTACACAACCTTTCCTTCATAGAGTGTCCAATTTGCATCACTTAGTATTCTAAATGAATCAGAATTGACAGATAGTAAAGAAGTATCTCTAGTAACTATTCTAGAAATTCCAAATAGTGATTGATATACCTGCTCTCCATCTACTGATATTGATGCTACTTCTTCTTTAAATAGGGCATCTTTCCAGGTACCGCTCAAAATGGCTGTCCAAGGATTATTTACAATAGGGTTTTCTAGTTCTGGATTATCTGAAAGACTTGTCCTAATTTCATTCCAATTTTTAGATCCTAAAGTTTTTCCATATATTACATAGGATTTGTTATATAAGGCTATATTATTATATAAGAATCCAGGGTATAGTTCTAATTGACCTATACTTGCATCTAAGTTTATGTTAGCAAACAGGGATATAGATATTGAAGACCATGTTAATGGTTCTATTACTGGGTTTTTAATTTGTTGTCCATCTTGATAGAAAGTAGAATTTTTATCTTCTACCCCAGTTATTGCGTCATATATTTTTATAAATCCTCTTTTACCTTCTACCTCTTTTTCTAGCCAAATATCAAAAGTGTTATCAAGTGTTTTAATTCTTGCTACCTTTGTATTGCTTTCAATTGTATAATCTTTGTTGTAGAATAAAAATAATTGAATACCCCCTAAACTGTAGGCTGGAGATTTCTGACTATTTATAGGAATAGTTATTCCTCTTTGTCCATCAATATTGTAAGGAAGAACTGATATACCAGAATCTCCAGTTAAATGCATATACGAAGTTGAGTCTTTATATATTCTAAATGGATTCTTTGTTTTAAATACATAAGCATCATCTATCTTATGGAATGGATATATTTTGTTTCCACCTTTAGTAGTAATTGAATAAAAGGCTTTTTCATCATAGGCTAGAGATGAAAATGACATACTCTTAAGTCTTATATCTTTATTTAATAATCCGTTAGTTTTTAATTCTATATGGGTTGTAATATAGTAGTCTTCAAAGTTTACTTGTTCTTTTGGAGGGAATATAATAGTTCCATCTACTACCTCAAATTTTGTATTAATAATATCGTTGTAAGTATATTGATCTATATCAAGAACTCTATCTTCACCAATTTTTACTGTATTGGTATATTCTGTGTATAGTTTTTTTCCTACAGAAGTATAGTCTTGGATTGTTATATAAGTGCTGACTTTAAGTGAATTTTCTTCTGCCCCGACTGGATCTATAGTATTTACAAGTGGAGAAGTAGTATCTATATTAAACTGAAGCATATCTAAATCATACAAAGTCTTGCCATTTTGACCCAATACATTTTTAGCAAAATAACTTAACGGCAAAGAGTCTTCCCAATACCCAACAGATCCAATATCTTCAATTAATGTGTTTTCTAATTCTAAGAAATGATAAGTATAGTTTCCTATGTACTTCATAATATTTTCATCAGTTGTAGTTTGAAATGTTCCATCATCTAATATATACTCTAACAAGTCTTTGTCTGTGTAAAACTTATTGTTAAAGTTTACTTTATATATTCTTCCAGTAAAAGTATTTGCTTCATACCCACCAATGTTTAAAGATAGGTTTTGAGGACTTGCAAAAAAGTTTTGAATAGATGAAGCGTATGTAGAGTTTATTTTATCTAACTCTATTCCTGCAATAAAATCTGTACTTGCCGTAAGTGCTTTGTTTTCTAAAAGTAATTCGTTGTAATAATAACTTAACCCAGAAGTATCTACTTCAATTCTAAAATTATTAAAGTTTACCTTACTTGTAAACTGCATAACTATTTCTGGTTCTGCTGGTAACTGATCTGGTGATCTAAATACTCCA